GGTCTTTTTCACCCCAGTTAGTTAAGGCATAGATAGGAAATTTCGAAAATCCATAGTGTACAAAAACCTCTTGGAATGGGTTTTTAGTATCAAGTTTGGAAGGTACAATACGAATTTGAAACTTGCCTTCTTGTTTTGGCTTCCAGTAAACTTTTGTGTAATCAATTTTTTCTTTCTTGCCGGATGTGTTTGACGACTGTAATGTGTTTAGTCGTTGTTTTAGAGCATTAATGTCCATGATTTTTTATTTATTTAGTTTAATATCGGAAAGATACAAAAAAGGCTTGGATAAACCAAACCTAATTTAATTATTTTTAATTATTTTTTAAATTTCAACAATCTTATAAATCTTTGTATTTAATTGTTTCAACTCATTATGGTTGGTCAATAAAATACAGTTTTTATAGTGCTGCCAATTTACACGGAAAGAAGGATCAACCACACCACCATTCAATTTCTTAATCAAATCATTTAGAGCATTGATTGTATAAAGTGTATTAGAGTCTTTCTTGCGATGAACCAAAATAGTGTTAGTAGGGATTGAGTTAACATTGCCCTGCTCCACATTATAAGTAACTACGTATTCATCTGTACTTTTAACATACAAAACAAACATTTTATTATACATTATAGTATAAGAGGACTTTAAATTATCTACAAGAGTATCTAATTGATCTAAAGTGGTAAAGGTTGCAAATAATCTGTTGTTCACATCTATGTCTTTTACTAGTTCAAAGTCGTATCCCCAATACATATTGTCATTATTCTGTAAAATCGTATGTTTTTCCATAACTTGTTTTTGTTTGTAGTTTATATTTTCTAAAAATTTTGTTTATTTCGATCTCAATACTCTCCTCATTCTCACCCATTTCAAATAAAAAACTATCATAAGTATATAATACTATTTTAGTTTGTTTCCCCCGCAATAACTTATGTATATCCATCAAAATATAAGCATTGACTGCTGATTCCACGTTCTGTAACATATAATTAAACAGCTTTTGTGGATTCATATTCTCCAGCTTGTTTTTCTCAAATATATAACCTGAAATGGGGGTAGTAACTTGTCCCTCATCATTAAATAATCTCCAATTATGGTCAATAAATTTCTTTACTTGTTGAAAAAATTCAATGTGCTCATACTCTTTAAATACCCCACCATAAAGTTGTTTAAACGTGAGCTCTTTTGCCTCTTTATACGAGACCCCGTATAACTCGGCAAATGTTTGGTGGACATCCTGTCCATCAAAATCCAAGGAAACCAAACGAGCAGCAAGATGAGGATGGTATGCGCTAATATCGAACTCCATAAATCCATGACTCGATATAAAGCTCTCCCTTGCGCCATTTTCTTTATTTAAAGCGGCAAAGTTAATGCCATTAAAAGAGTTACTTGGTCTACGGGTTGTTGTAGATAAGTTGTAGCATGTGTATATTCTATTACCTTGGATAGAATAAAATTCGTGATTGAGTTCATAGTGTTTATCAAATTCATATTTGTTTATATTAATTCCGTTCTTTTCAATCCCAAAAAATGCTAATACTACCTTATTGTTGTAAAAATCAAACCAAGCGGGTAATTCCTTAGGCAAAACACCACGAACATAATCATAAATATGTTGGCATCTCTCATAGTGTTTGGTTATTGGTATTAATTTATTGGTAGTTAGATAATCCGGATATTGAGAATAAAAATGATTAAATACTTTAGGTGCATCTTGTATATACGGAGGAATAATTTGGGACAGGTCATGCAATGTATTAATTGGGAAGTAATATAATGCTTGTTTTTTGTCTCGTACCCACACCCGCTTAATATTTTGTAGTATGCCGTTTATAACCGTTTTATTAAGCGAGCCTGCCTCACTATGGTCAATACATAACATATAGCCTTTAGTGTCATTAAACGGTCTAATATACACCAATGATACATCATTTAAGGCAGGATGAATGTAATTATGATATGGAATAATCTCTACAAACGCCTCTTGGATGGGGTTTTGTTGTAGATATATTAAATCGTTTTCTGTTTCAATTAGCCAAAATGCCATAACCTTTATTTGACGTGAATATAATAAGGGAGGGTTGGGTAACCAAATTTATTGGAAATACTTTGTGTAATCTTCTCTTAAATATAAATTAAACTTAGGTAAAGATAAACGTTTCATAGTTAGCTCTACTATGTTTTTATTTGTACGAGCTACTTGTTGTTTATCTCCTGTTAGTTGCCAACTTATATAGAAAGGAATATATAACGAATATTCTATTTGGGAATCTTTATTTACTAATTTATCATGAGTATCCTTATCAATTTCTATGTAGGATATTTCATTAACTTTTTTGCAAAAGTATCTTCTAAATTCCCCTATCTGGTAATCTTGTTGTGTTGGAAGGGTGGGGTTGAATGTAGGTATAAATTTGGAGGTTGGGGATTGGTTGGTTGTATTTAAATATATTTCTGTGTTTTTTTCAAAAATATTTACTGTTGTTACGTAATTGGATTGTATGTTTGGATTTATTGGGGTTGGGATATTTTGAGAGTTTAATAATGGGATTAATTCAATATTAGGTCTATCATTTGGATTTCTCCCAGTAAATATTTTCCCGGTAGCAATTTTATAATAGAATCCAGAATACACTGTTTGAGTAGTAGACAATACAAACTCGTTTCCATTAGTGTATAAGTTAGGTGTTATTTGAGATTTAGGATAATACATTTTATACAAAAATATCTTTTACAAGAGTGTTACGGTTTATATTTGGTTTAAATGGTTTTAAATCTCCTATAATTCCTGAAATATATTGTTCTGTGTTGTTTTCGTTTGGTGGGGCATAGGTATAGAAGAATTGAGCAATAGTTGGAGGTTGGTTTTTTATCCATTTATTTCCTCCTTTGTTATTAACAATAAGCTCTTGATTACCTTTTGTGGAAGGCATACGTCCGTTAGCCCATGCTTTTATTTTGGTTTCTACTAATGCTTTAGCTCCTAATTCTGCGGTTGTAAAATGAGCAAATCTATTTGAACCATAAGGATTATTTTCTAAAGTTACTCCAGAATCAATGCTTCTAAGATTAATATCATAATCTAAATTTCCGGGATTATTATTTCTATAGGAACGACTTCCAACCCCACCATTTTGATTAGCATTCCATCCTTCTCTACTTCCAATAGCAAAAGCAAATCTATATTCAGGGGAATTTATATTATAACCTGCATTTAATAATACTTGTCTTAAACTATTATTTCCTCTAATAGATGATGTATTACCCCTGCTTGAAACATTTGTTATAGATTGGGGGTTAGGTCTTTGGGAACCATATGGTTTTCTAGGTATGGCTAGAGTACTTAAGTTAGTAACCCAATCATTTTCAGTTATAGTATGATCTACACCTTTAATTATAAATTCTAAAGATGAGGGGTAACTGGAGGGTAAAAAGAATGTATCTAATTCAATTTTATTGTATATTTTTATTCCTGATAGTCCATCAATAGTTAGTTGAAGATCAAAGGGGATAAATCCAATATTTGGAGAACCTCTATAGTTACTGGTTTGAGGATCTAAAGTTTGATTATCTTTTGTACTCTTTAATTGGCTATACTCTATAATATTCTTTAATGTACTTTTGTAACTATTCATATCATCCACATTAAAAGAGGGAATAGTTGTTTTATTTAAAGATGATATTTGATAAAAATATTTATTAAAATCTATTAGTGCGGATCCGTATTTTTCTTCAACAGATATAAGTTTTTTATTTGTGGATGTAGCTGCTATTTCTTGTCCTGAATTATTTACTAGTTTAGGATTTATAGCATCATAAGTACCATAGTTTATAGCTCTTAATCCTGTAGCATCATATCCAGGTGTGTATCCATCTTTAGTGGCACCAACCGTTATCATTGTAGCTAAATTAGGACTAATGGTAGTATTAAAGCTTAAGTTTCTAACAAAATTTGAAGGTCCTTTAACACCATTGTATCCAAAAGTATTAAAAAAGGAGGTTTTTTTATTTTTTACAAGACTATCTTTATCGGGAAGTGGAATTTCATCTCTAAAAATAATTTCATTAGTATCAGGATCTACTGTTGGATGTAACTTATTAAAACCACCTGTAGATTCATTATACCCATTACATAATGCTTTAAGTAGTTCATATAAAGATACATTACCTTCATTATCTATTAAACTATCCATAGTAGTAAGTATCCACCCCATGTTAAAATATATGTTCATTATTTTACCATAGTTATTAGAACCTATTTCTCTGATATATTCTTCACCATCAGGAAGCATATAATAAGTATCAGGTCCTACAGATGTAACTATTTTAAAAATACATATTCTAATATCTGTACTAATTGTTTTATTTTCTAAATAAATTAAATTACTATTAACATCTGTATCAAAATTAATAAATTTAGTTTTACCATTATTATCTATAGTAGGTATTAGATTTTCTTCAATGTATCTAAGAAATCTTTCAAATCGTATGTAATACTGAGTAATTCCATTTTTACCACTATTTTGTCCATCCTTATATTGTTGTTTTATAAATGATACTCCTTTATTTTTTAAAAAAATACTTCCATAATCACTAACTTTTTGTTTATCTAAAGTTATTGTGTTATTATAGAAAAATTTACCAATACTATGTTTGTCTTTATAAGAAACTATAAATTCAGATAAAGTTTGTTCTGGATTAGGTTCTTCCTTGTTTTCTTCTGTTGTATTTTCTGTGGGGGGTTTTATAGAGCTTTTAGTTGATAGTGCATCTTTAGGTAATAAAATGTTTGTTTTTAAAGATTCAATTACATCACCTATACTTCTTAATATAATAGTTATATTATATGTTCCCGCTTGAGTAAAAGTCCAATTAAAATTAATTACTTTACCTATTATAGCATCATAATTACCATCAGATTCATTCCTGTTTTTTTCTACTGATTTTAATAAAGTATCATAATTTTTATTTCTCAATAGAAAGTCATCCGCTAAACTATAAGGATTATCTTTAATATGAATTTTCTTATTATTAAAATAATTAGTCCAACCCCACTCTAATAACATAAGGTAACCTAACTTTAGATATAAAGTTTCAATAATTTCAAATTGTTTTTTATTATTAGCTATTATACTAACAGTAGATGTTCGTAATGATCCTCGGTTTTCACTTTTAATAGTTGCTGAGGTTATACCCATCATGGGTTTTATTCCCATTTCCAATCCACCTAATCCATAAGCACTATTATTAATAATACTCTTATCTCTAGCGATACCTGATCGTTGGTATGTTTCTAATGATCCACTACGAGGTGATTCATTAGTTGTTCCATTAAATAAAACATATTGTTCGGCTAATCTATTTCCCGGTAATCCTAGGTTATTAATATCATCACTAACAAAAACAGATGAAACTAGCTTTACAAATGCTGTTTTAGAATTTAAATACACAAGTTCATCATTATTTCTATTTAAAGAACCATGAATTTCTTGTCTAATATCTACTTGTTTTATAACATATTCCGGTGTGCCTTCTCCTACAATATTTCCCATTTATTACTGGTTTATTCGGTTAAAACTTTTTACTACATTACTCGGATTATCGGGTATTCTGATTTGTAATCCTGAAGGGATTACTAGTGTATTTTGTGATAATTGGTCTGTATTTGCTATAGAAATAATCCACCACAATGAGCTATCATTATAATATTGTTGAGCTAAAGTATCAAATCTATCACCTTGAGTAGTATAAACGTAGATATCATTTTCAGATAAAGGTACCTCAGGATAACGAGAGGTTACATAAACTTCTTTACCATTGATTTTTGATTTAGGAATATTTTGATATCTATTAGCCATTACTTATCATAATTATTATTTACTTTTCCAGTACCACTAGCTAATGCTATAAATCTTTCAGAACCATAAGTGTTAGTATCTGTTAATCCAGCCTCAGTCATAGGAGTAGTGATTTCTTGGAGTGAAGGTCTAAAATTATGAATTGGTGTAAAGCTAAATCCTTCTACTCGAATAATATGAGTTAATTCTTTAACAGAATTATCATCTCCTCCTTCATCATTTATTCCTATTTCCCATGTACTATCTTCGGCCATAGAAATATTCATACCTGTTATAATTCCGGGTTGTTCATAAAAGTATCCTCCAATAGTAAGTTGTACTAAATTACCTTTCATATAACCATTATCGCTATAATCAGGGGTTAAGGTAGATGCTAAATAATTTAATTTTTTATACATTGGAATAAGCTCTTCTTTTGATTGGGCTGCTATAGTCCAAGATAAAGAAACAGTTCTAGTAAACCCATTGTAAGTATAAAAATCTTCTCCCCTACCTAAATATTTAGTTGGATTCCAAGTAGCACTAAAATTATCGGATATTGCTCCTAAAAAGGCTCTAAAATGAATAAATGTTTTTTTATTAGGAGTTTTATTACTAATAACAGCAATTCTGAATTTGACTAAATCGTTTTTGATTGAATTGGGGGTTACATTCTCACTTTGGTATATAGGTAAAGCATTAATTCTATCAACAGGACCTATATCTGATCCACTTGTATATGAAATAAGATTTCTGTCTTTACCTGCTGGGTTTTCTAGATTAATTCTACCTTCAACTGTTTTATTATCACCATACAAATATGAAGGACTTTTAGATAAAACTAAAGAAACACCAATGTTTCTACGTAATTGAGATCTGAAATCCTGTTTAATGGCTGATGTTTTTCCTACTTCACTATCGGGTTTTGCCTCTTGTAGTTGTGTGGTAGTATAAGTTGATGGAAACTGTGTTGTAGTACCCGTAATTATATTACCTGTCTTAACATTTACAAAAGGTGGTGAAGCTAAAGTTTTGGCTGATCCAAAAGGAGTAGTTGAGAATTTTATATTAGTATTGCCAACCCCTAAATTAGAACCAGGACCTCCAGGGTATGAAAACAAATTTACAGGATCTAAAACTTTAACTGTATTTTCTTTTAATGTTAGTAATTTATTTGATTCAGAATTTTTTATAGTATTATAATAAAGATTATTGTTATTAGAATAAGCTCCTGAATCAGAAAATGGATCTCCTTGTTTATTTAAATGGTATCCTGTAGATATAACTCCTGCTTGAGATATAGTAGATAATGGATTATAGGCACCATTGTTTAATGGACCTGTAGAGGTTTGTGTTTGTACGGCTGTACGAGATAATAGATTTTGTTTTGCTGTAAATAAAAGCCCATTTGGGGATTTTAAATCAAAAAACATTTGTGTTAATCTACTAACATCATTAACCGAACTAATTGGATTTAAATAACCATTCCTTAACAAAAAGTCAGGAGAGGAAGACGTTGAACCTTCAGGAATGGGAGTGGTTATGTAGGGTTGATTACTACTTCCACCACCTTTCCTGTCTTGCCCGTACTTAAGGCTTTTAAGATCAGTCTTTAGGTTAATTAAAGACATTATTGAGGTTTATTGTCTAAATATTTTTCAGGTGTTTTACCATCTAAATCTAAACTAGAACCGGTTAATGATTTTGGGTTTAAGGGGATGGTGGTTGAAGGGGTAGGTTGAGGTGTTTTACCATCTAAATTACTTAATGTAGATCCTTGTGTTGTTAGTTTATCTAATAGTCCCATAATTGTATTTTGTTATAAATATTTGATTTTATTGAACTTTAAAACTACTTACAGCCATTGCTGTACCTACTTTAGTTCCATCAAGATAAATATCACCTCCTGATTTAACAGCTGCTATTAATTCATCTAATTTAGAATAAAACTGGTTAAGGGGGATTACGGCTTCTGGGCCCGCTTCTCCAATAGTAGCATTATTAATTTCTCTATTAACAATACCTCCCTTAGCAAATTTAGGTCCTGAAACTGTAATTAATCTGTCTTCACTAATTTGTATGTTTTCAGCAGATGATACTATTGATTCTTTTGGTTTTACTTCTCCCCCGGAGTTAAATATAGCCGATAAAAGGCCATCTGTTTGCCATGCATTAACAAACTTAGTTAATAAATCAGCTAATTTGTCTAAACTGTCCCCTTCAGCAAATTTTGCAAAAGCTTCTTGTGCTTTTTCTAGTGATTTGTTAAATCGGGTTTGTGCATCTTCAGCTTGTTTAGTCTCGTATAATCTTTTTCCTAAAATATTAATTAATTCTCCTTCACTTCCTAATACATTTTTGTTAGCTTCATATATTTCTTTTAAACTTTGGGTTTCAATATCACCTATTTTTACTCCCATAGTTAATGCTTTTTGTTGTAAAGCATTATATTCTTCTTGTTTTTTAAGGGTATCAGATAATTGATCAACAGACATACCAACGGCATTAGCAAAAGCTTCTCGCTGTATGACGTTCATTTCTTGTAGATCATTATATTTAATTCCTTGATTATTTAATTCTTTACTTAAACCAACTAGATCACCATCCAATGCTGCCTGTCTTGCTTTTTCAAGATTTAAATCTCTACCAGTTAATAATTCAGCCTCTAATTCAGCAGATATAGATTGTTCAAAATTTAGTAATGATTTAGAGGTATTATTTAAAGTAGATAATTCAAAACCTAGTCTTTTAGCTTCTGTTACTCCTCTAGATAATTCAATATTTGAATTTCTAAAATTTAAACGAATTTCTCCTTGGATTTTTGTAGCTTCTTCTAATATTTTATTAGTATCAAATAAAAATCCTTTAGATAAAGAAGCTTCTGCTGTGGTACCCATCATTGCTTTAGTTATATCTTCAACACTTTTACTTGTTCGTATAGATTCTTTTTGTATTTCTCCTATAGCTTCAGCCGATAGTCCAATATTGTCTTTTAATATTGCGGTTTGGACTAATAATTGTCCTCCAAATTCTTCACCTAACTCTTTTGTAAAATCTATTTGAGTTTCTAGTGATGAATTAGTTAAATTCATTGCCTCAACTATCTGTTTTTGAAGAATAATTATTCTTCCTTGAGTATCAGCAAATCGAGATGAGTTTTCTGATATTTCGTAAGTACGTTGTCTGAGGTCTCTAGCATATTCTGCGCTGACACCAAAATCCTTTTGAAACTCTGCTACTTGTTTAGAGGCATCAAACATTGATTTAACAAAAAACTGTGCTATCTTAACAACCGCTCCTATAATAATAGGGACAGGACCTAAACTTTTTATTAAATTACCACCAATACCACCTGCTAACTTACCTAAAACCTTAAATTGTTGTCCTACTTTTGTTCCGAAACTTGCGGGACCTGTTTGGGATTTGGTTAATTCAGATGCAAATTGTCTTGAATTAATAATAGCATCCTTTATCCCTAAACGTTGACTAAGATTACTAAGTCCTAATTTATCTAAAGCTGTTTCTAATCCTTCTGCTACTTTTCCAGCACCACCAAAAGCTGATTCAACCGTTTTGGCTCTATTACTTACTTGTTCTAAAGTATTTTCTTGATCATTAAGTACTTTAGACTGTTCCTCATATATTGTAAGCAATCGTAATTGCTCATCACTAAGATCTCCTAATTGATCGCCTAAAGCAGTATATATATCTAATTGACCTGAAGTAATTTGTTCTATTTTAGAGCTTTCTACTTTAGCTTGGGATAAAGCTTGACGATATTCTAAAGCGAATTTTTTCTTAGCTGATTCTTGTTTTGTTATTATTTTATTTAAATCACTTATTGATTTAGTGCCATCAACAATATCATCTATTTCAGAAGCAAAATCCCTACTTAAATCAGCTAGTTTTTTAAATGAGTTAGCAGCTTCGGAAGATTGAACAGCATTATTGAAAACAGCTTTTGATGCTTCTTTTACTTCTTTAGTAAAATCTCTAGAAGCAAATAATAATTCATCAAATATTTCTTTTGTTCTTTCTGTATTCTTTTTTAATTCCTCGTTATTAGCCATTTAAAAGATATGTTTATCATAAATATTAAAAGGCATCATTTTTTAGATGCCTTTGTAACATATGTAGGTACTTTAATCTGTTTATTTTTTGATGCTTCTTCTTTAGCAGCTCCTTTAACCCAACTATCTTCATTAGGAGTTGAATTTTCTGTACTATACCATTCTTTTAGTTTATTAAAAGTAAATTTTCTTAACCAAATAGGCATGTTATAAACAGTATTATAATCATACCCTCCTTTACCATGAAATAATATTTCGTGGATTTCGGTAAATATAGATTTTCTAAAAAAGGAAGTTGTTTTAGATGTCAGGCCAAAAAAAGTTAAGATTAATAGGGATAGCGACCTCCTCACCGCTATCCGTAGTATAATTCATATCTACATCTGGACTAATTTCTTGGATAAATTTTCTTAATGCTCTAGCATCTTGGGCTAGTAAATAATTTTCAACAAATGATTTTATTTCATTTTTATCTTTATTTCCTTCTACAGAAATAATCATATGTTTTAAACGAGTAGTTACATCATATGAAATGTCTTTATTTATCTTTTTTAAACCATTAATTTCCTCTTCAATATTTTTTTCATCTTTTTCAAATAATAGTTTAACTTCTAATTTATTACCTGATTTTGGTAGAATAAATTCAAAGTATCCATCATTATTTATTAAAGATGTATCAAAAGGTTTATTTTCTAAAGTTGATAGATCTACTTTATATTCTTTACCTTTGTATGTAAATTCATATTCTGATCCATATCCTAAAATACGAGAAGCTATTAAAATAGCGTTCTTATCACCCGCATATAAATCATTCATATCAAATTTATCAACTATTAAGGATTCTAGTAATTTGTCTAAAACTGTTCCTTGTTTAATATAATTTTGATTAGTTAAAATATCCTCTTCTTTAGCCGTCATATATTTAATTTCGACTGTTCCTTTTCTTAATAAATGATTAGGAGGATATACTAATCCTTTTGAAGGTAACTCTACCGTCTCGGTAGGAAATTTAAATTCGCTCATAGTTTTTATTTGTTATAACTTTGTTGTCATGTATACATATTAATATACAAAAAGAGCTTGACATAGCCAAGCTCTCCTTAAAAAGTATTTTGTAATTTGTTTAAAAGTTCAATACACAGTAATCAGGTTGAACAGTCATCGTAAGATTCACAGCAGTATCTGTAGTATCCCAGTTATATTCACCAAAATTAGCATCTGTAATAATTGCTCCTTTGATAATCCATTCGGAAACAATATCACCTACTGGACCTAGTACGTTAAAAGTTAAATCTTTCTTGTAGAAATCACTATAACCATCTCTACCTGTTACTGATTCGTGATGTAGACGTACCCACTCCATTACTGATTGGGCACCTGATGGGGTGATAGGATCAAATAATGTAAACTGGATAGTACCCCAAGTTGTTTTACCTTTAACAAATCGTTGGATATTGATATGGTTTAAAGCTACTGTACCTTGAGTTAAATTTACTGCTCCTACTCCTTTTACTTCATAAGAGGGAATACCATCAATATACATGATAAATCTATTTGCCTGCTTTGGTTCAAAAGCTGTAAAGAAAATTTCATTTGGATTTAATACGGCCATTTTGTTTTTATTTATTTTTGTTCATTGATAAATATATAAGAAAAAGGAAAAATCAAGGTTAATTAGAAGATTTATTTCTATTTCCTATATGGTTTTTATAACCAAAAGATTTAGATATTTCTGTGGTTTTAAATAAAGGTTGTAAATTAGAATAGTGAAAACATTCTTGTTGTTGTTTTACATCCGTTAAATCAAAAGAGGCACATGGTTTTATATGGTCTATTTCCCAGATTTCTCCATGGTTATTCCAATTCATCTCGGGGGTGAATTTAGATTCCAATAAAAGTTTTAATTCATTTAAAGAACATCCTAATAATTTAATTATATTTGAATCTTTATTTGTTTTAGATTTTTTAAGACATTCATTTAATCTGTTACCTAATGTTATCCTTAATCTAAAATTAGGATTATTATCCCATTGATTTTGTCTCCATTTTTTAAAATATTCTCTATTATTTTTAGCCCATTTATTATGAGTTAATTTACTAGATTCAAGATGGGTTTTTTGCCATTTTATACTTTTTTTGTTTACTTTTTCTTTATTATTACTATAATACTTTTTACTATTATTTTGATGGTTTTCTTTAGTTTTTAAATAATATTGAGATATTATTTCTTTATTTTTTATATTATATTTTTTTCTACAAGAAATACATTGATTATTATAACCATCTTTTGATGATACTTTTTTATAAAAATCAGAAAATTGTTTTTCTTGATTACATTTATTACATATTTTCATATAAATATTTCGTTTGGGTCATTCATAAATATATAAAAGGGTGTTAAAAAACACCCCTTTAAAATATTAGTCCTTTAAAAAATTATTCAAAACTTACTCCTGTAGGAAGGATGTTAAAGTTCAAGTAAATAAATTCAGCAGTTTTGGTTGGTTGTAAATAAATAGCTCCAACTAATTGGTTTCTATCAATTACATCTGCTGTATTATTTGTATCATCCATTACTACTTTGAAAGCATACAAACCTTGTCTCTGTTGAACTGATTCCAAATATGGGTTAACTTGAGATAGGAAAGAATTACGAGTAGCTAAAGTATTTTGTTCAAATACTAAATTATTAGCAACTTGTCCGATGTATGATTTTAAAGAAATTAACAATCTACGAACGTTTACACGATCCAAAGCACTTGCTTTAGTTTGTAATGTTTTTTGTCCATAAACTACTACTCCAGTACCTGGGAAGGTAGCAATTGGATTGACTTTAGCTGTGTATAAAGTATCTCTTGAGGTTTGTGGGAGCTTTTGTTCTGCTCTAATCACATTACCTAATCCACCTCTGTTAATACCAGCTGGTGCAAACCAAGGCTCACTTACCGAATCATTGTATGCATAAACGCCAGCAATCATAGTTGAGGCAGGTACCCAAACGTTTGCCCCTGTATCAGGATCAATTGTTTGTAACCAAGGCCAATATGAGGCAGCATATGATGTATTACGAGAAGCCGCTTGTGTAGTTACTGCCGAAACAGTAGAACTGTAAGGTACTAAATCAAGAATAAAAATACTATCACCTCTGTTTTGTGTATTTGAGATAATGGTGGTTGCTTGAGATGTTTGTAATGAGTTAAATAAACCAGGAGTTAACAATGTGTTGAATTGGTAATCATCAGCATTTGATAACAAACTAATCATGTTATTGTAACTAGCACTTGGAATACCTTGTGATCTGTTACCATCAGTAATAGCGTTATAAAATTGAGCCCCACCCATTATGTCACCTGTAGCGCCTGTGAAGGAACCGCTTATATTAGACGGTATAGATGCTGTATATGCGGCTTTAGCTATACCATTGTTGTCCAAATAATTTGGTAAAGGTGTAATTACTGATTTTACTCTAACATATTTGGATGCATTTGGGAATGAACCTGATACCTCAATTTGATTATTGGTTGAATTATAGTTTAAAGTATAATCACCAATTACTTTTGAAATATAGTTGGGGGCAAAAGGATCTAATGATAAATTAGTCCAAGTTTCTATTACAATAGGATCATTAGTATTATCGTTACCTTGTCTGATTAATAAAGAGAAAGTACCAGATGATGTATCAGCATTGGAAATTTGGAATCTGATGTTATCTGCTGAACCACTAAATAAAGCACCACTAGCATCCAATGAGCTAGAGCTGTTCATGATAATACCTTCAGAAAGAGTTTCTAAGATAAATGATCCAGATGTATTACTTCCACTGATTGCTACAGAGGCTGGAGTGTAAGAACCGCTTACTACTCTAGATACTAATAAAGTTTCACCACCGTTATTGAAATAATTGTAAGCAGCAATTGAGGTGAAGTAAGAATAAACATTACTACTACTTATAAAGCTAGTACCAAAAATATTTTGGTATTGACTATAAGAGGTAACAATGGTAGGAACTTCTACAGGACCTTTTACAGTTGGACCTATAATCGCTGCTCCAACAGTAACGGGTTGTTGACTGATAAAGGACTGATCATTTTCTAATGATAGTACTCCGGGAGATATTAATGTTGATGCCATTTTCTAAATTATTTTATTATTTGTCTCATATAAATATTATAAGACTTTTTAAAATAATATTAGATATGTTAATTCATGAACTCAATCCAAGCTAACGAACCGGTCATTCTTGTATTTGAGGAACCTGAGACTATAAATTGTATATCACCAATCATTGAGGGAAGTACGTTTGTGGGGGCATACATGTTAGAAAGCGGTACTCTCCTTAACTCTCCCCCATTATCACAATATCCTATAGATCCACAGGTTATGACTGTGTTGTTTTGAAACACAATATCATACAGTATTTCAAAAGGATGTCCTGCATTTTGATTCAATGTTACCGGTCCTAGGTTGGTAGGACTTAAAATCTCATTTCCTAATTTTACATAAGATGTTAAACTGGTTCCAGTTGTGGCATCAAACTTACCTACTATTCTAAACTTTAAGATTTTACTTGTATAAGTATTTGCTTGATTTATAAAATTAGCCTGTAGGCCTCTAGTCCCTGTTAACTTAGTTAAGCTTGATGAAAATAGATCAAAATCGGCTCCAGGGGCAGTATTTACATTATCAAATTTAGTGTATATAGTACCCTGAAAATAATTGGTTGTGTAATTATTAGTAAAGGTCTCATTCACATCCTCGGCTAATAAAGCATATGAGGAGGTAGTGGCTGTTAAAGCATTACCATCAAAGGTAGTAGCTTTTATAGTCTCTGTTACAGGGTTGTATCTAGGACCGGTTGCAGAATATGCTAATCTGGCTGTAGAACCTGTACTCGTTAGGTAAGGAAGATTGTATCCAAAACTAGATACCGTGTTTGTAGGTACTACAAAATTGGATATAGAGGCATTTGTTGCCCATGAACTGGTTCCTACAAGATTGCCTGTAAATCCGTTAAAAGAGGAAACAGAACCGGTTAAAGTTAAAGAACCGGATAGAGTGATATCATAAGCGGTTGTACCGTTGAAAGCATCTATTGATTGTGTTACGTGTCCTACCTGTATGGTTTGTCCGTTTATTATACCGGTTTTAGATAATGTATTTGCCATTTATGTATAAATATTAATTAGAGTAAGATAAAATCACCGCTTGCTGTAAACGTATGTACTGTATCTCCTCCTACTGTGGTTATTGTTCCTCCTAGGGCTTGTGGTGCTCCTTGGTAACGCATTATTACTATACCTGATCCTCCATTAGCTACAATCCAAGACCTTGCATCTCCAAATCCTGCTGATCCACCTCCTCCGGTATTTACTGAGCCTGACATTCCAGCTATATTCCCTCCAGGTAGTCCCAAAGTTTGCCTGTATCCTGAAGATCCTCCACCTCCACCCAAACTTGGAAGAATCACGTCCGTAGTTGTACCTGCTCCGCCTCCTCCGTAATATGTAATAGTACCGGTAATATCAGATGGTTTTCCCTGCCCTCCTATATTACCTACAGCAGGACCACCTGCACCTCCACCACCTGTTGTTACTCCATCTGAGGAGGCATTAAACCCTTGATAACCTCCAGAAATCAGCAACGCAACTCCAAAAGGAACAGTCGTCCGTCCTCCTCCCGAAGCACCACTAGAATTATCCCCGTTAGTGTATGAACCGCCGCCCCAACCGCCTCCATACGCTACTATATCAGAAAAAGAAGATAATGAACTTGTTCCTGTAGGGGCAATATAAGCACCTACAGTTACAGGTCCTACTATAACACGGTTTCGGCCGGTATTTATTGTAGTATATGCTTCAACTACACCACCTCCACCTCCACCACCTAGATCAGTGCCGACATAGGGATTCCAACCTCCAACTCCTCCAGAACCAACGGCTAATGCTCTAATAAACCTAGTTGCTGGAGATTGTTGTGGTAAACTAAAACGAGTACATTGTGTAGAATAATTTAACCCTATTTGACTAAAATTAGAAGGTCCTTGATAAATTCTTATATTATAAATTGATCCTGAAAATGCTAAATTCTGAGTATTTGTATTTCCTATAAATAAACTAGCTGTAGTTGCTAAACTACCGCTTGCGTTTGATTGTATTAATCCACCTGGAGTTGCACCGTTATTAAAAGTCATAGAGGTTCCGGCAACTGGGGTTCCGTATGAACTAACTATGAAAGGTGAGAATCTAAAAGATGATACATAAGTTGAACCTGTAGTTAAAGTACCGGATGAACTAAATGATGCTGAAATAGTAGATGAAATATTACATACTAAAAATGCTTTTCCTGACCCACCTGATCCTGAAATATATGCACCCCAATTTGGAAATGATCCGGAATTTTTAGATACCAGATAATGTATCCCTTGGATTTGGGTTGGTCTAAAAGCCATCTCAACGGTAAAAGAACCAGTACCGTAATTTGCTACCGTGCCTGGAAATTGAACCGAGGCACTAGGGTTATTAAATACTATTCCGCCTTTAAAGTCTGATGAAAAGGAACACGAAATAAGTGAACCGGTGATTGACCGGTTAACAACTGAGGTCCAGGATGTACCTGTTCCTGGGTATGAGGTTGGATC